TGGATGGTGCATTGATAGACATATGTTGTGCCTGCTGCAAGAGTCATAGGCACGGTCCAGTATTGGACACCATTCTGTGCTCCACTCACACCAGCAGTAACTGCAGATCCACCATTTGATTGTCTCAGTGCAAATGGGTGAGCATTACCAGTGGTATTGTTAAATCTATAAGTGAAACCACGATAGACATAGATTGTTGGATTACCACTACCATTCCAACCATTATTACTGAAGTTATAGCCACTACCTACGCTTCCACCAACCTCAAAACCAACTGCAGGAGTTGCAACTGCTTCTAACTCTCCACTTGTATTGGTAATAAAATTCTGATTTTCTGATAGAGTTTGACCACTAGCAAGATACAGATCAGCAACAATAGAAACTTGGTTTGCAGTTGCTGTGGTAGTAATACCGTTTCCACCAGCAACTGTCAAAGTTGCAGTGGTAGATCCAGCAGTAGTGCTGCCACTGTCACCAGCAAAAGTTGCAAAAAGATTTTGGTCAGCGTTAGGGGAATCGTTAGTGATCGTCAGATTATCACCAGAAACAGCAGTGGAGATCCCAGTGCCACCGATAAAGTTAATAGAAGTAGCAGTAGAATTAGCCGTCTTCGACCCCGAGTCAGAGCCGATAACAGAGAAGAGGTTTTGATCTGCATCTCCCAACGTCCCCGTCATGTTGATTGTTAAGGTATCTCCAGCAATAGATGTGGAGATGTTAGTGCCGCCAGCAATAGTAAGCACGTCAGTAGGAGCACTCGCAGTAGTAGACCCCGAATCAGCATTGATACCTTCAAATAGATTTTGTGTAGTTGCACCGCCGCCACCAGACGCTGTAGCATCATTGTCTGGATACCAGTTGCTATTAGCAGAGGACCATTTGAGGACCTGACCATCAGAAGGACCACCGCCGACTGACATGTCAACGTCAGTCAACTCGCCAATAGAAGAAGTTGTATCAATAAGTTGAATCCAAGCTCCATGTGCAAAGTATCCATGTCCTGTGTCATGGACATGAGCAAACATACCGTGGTGTGTTGCCACATCAGGCAGGTCAGTTAAGAGAGGATATGGTGCAGACCACTTAAGAAATCCGTCATCACCATCAACATATGCCAGTGCGCTACCAGCACCACCACGCCAGAATTTAATATCACCACTACCATCAGGTTGGATGTTGATATCTCCATTACTTTCAGACACAATTTTATGTGTCTTGACGTTGAGGTCTGCACTCAGTGCATCAAAATGTCCCTCAGCAAATTGAGATCCATTCCATTTCAACACTTGCCCTGAGGCAGGAGTGCCGACATTCACCAACAGGTTGGTGTCATTACCAAGAGCGGTATAGATTTCGTCAATAACGCTATTCAGTTTGATAGCACCATCTCTGAGACTATCACCTGTCCCGTCGTTTGCTGACGCTCCAATACTAAGATTCTGCTTTGCCATGGTTGGTAGATTTCTACAGTGTTATTTAGGTGCCATCGAAGGTTTGTGCCGTAGAGTCAAGAGTACTCTGCGTGCTATCGAATCTATTAGAAGTAGATCCGCTGCCACCACCAGATCCAGTAACAGTCAATACTGCTGCCTGTGAATCAAGAGGTGAGTTTTCTGCCTGGGTTGGGACTCCCAAAGGTCCAACGATACGACAACGGAATCTATATCCCGTCATGTATCCTAAGGTGCTGAGAGTGTAAGAGTTTGTGGTTGCGCCTGTGATAGCAGCAAATGCGAAACCACCATCTGTGGACCGATACCACTGATATGCAATAGGTCCGTTTTCTGGAGTAATCGCAGCCTGTACAGTAAACGTTGCCGTCTCGCCAGGATTTGTTGTTGCATTCTGAGGTTGTTGTGTAAACACCAGAGTTGCAGCAGGGGGTGGTGTGCCACCGTCTCCACCGCCACCGCCAGGAGTTGTTGGTGGTTGTAATGTAAAGTTTGTATTGATAGTCTCTCTAGTAGACTTTCCAATCATGTATGGAAACTCAGGAGCATCAATATCTTCTGGGTCTACAGATAAGAAATATGCATATGTGCCATTCTGAAATTCTGGTGTGATACAAAATCTACCGTTATGGTAGTCAAGGTCACCAGTTGCCTCTACATACTCCCAGTCTTCGACCAGTGCCCCTGCAGGAGGGTTTTGGATAGTATTACCATAGTCAGGTCTCCCAGCCGCTTCAACTGATTTCGTTGAATAGGAAGATGACATAATTCTAGGACCACTCAGATTATCCCAAGGCGAATCATAAGCATAAGGTCCGTAGATGGGGAATCCATCAAACGCAATACCAACGATCTTAGAATGACCGTCAGGATGTCTTAGGTTGTCACCATTATATTGTGTGCTTCCATAATAATCATTGTATCCCGCCATTGCTGATCCCTCACGCCAGCAATCCAGGAAGTGGGTATCGTGATAGTGATACTGTCCGTTTTGCTCAGGGTGTCCACCACAATCATCATCACCAAAATCTACAGGAGATTGTGGGTAGTGAGCATTCCAACTGAATCCTACTGGCGGGTTGCCACCATTACCCGCAGAAGGGTTAAACAAAGCAACGCCGTTAGCGGCAATGCCAATAGTGCCAAGCGGAGTTGCACTTCTCCCATTTCGTTGATCATAGTATTCGTATGTGCCTGTTGTAAGAGACTCTTGGTCTCTCATGATGAGATCAAGTCTATCAGATGTTGCTAACCAACATTCATCTTCAATAGATGTAAAGGTAGTGCCCTTATATAAGAATACTCTCTTAATACCATCACTAAAGGTAAACATTAGTCTATCGCCTACCTGGATCTCATCTCCAAACAACGCATTGTCATTCAAAGATATGCTGATAGATCTAATGAATCCATCTTGATTCCAAGTAGCAGAATCGAAAGTACGACTAATACCAAAGGATCCACCACGATAAGTGAAAGCATGATCAAAGTCCTGCTCTGCTACCGTGTTGGGGTTGTTTTCATTAGGAAACGTGCCAAAACTTACAGGAGCAGGGAGACCGTCCGCCGCTACTGTAAGAATGTCAGTGGCATCGTTAAAACTTGCCGTTGCTCCCATGGTTTTACTTTTATTTAGATGTCGTCGAAGATTTGATCTGGGGTGAAGTTACTAATCACAGTAGCACCAGTCTGGACCGTGAGGATAGCAGACAGTGAGTAGACAGGTGTAGCACCTGCAGCAGTGATTGCAACTCTGTATTCATCACCATCGTCTGCCTGAGCGGCATTGTTGGTATTGTAGGTTGCTTGGTTAGCGCCAATGATATTGCTCCAGGTCTGAGTGCCGTATTCCTTCTTCTGCCACTGGTAGTTGAGTTGCTGACCGTTGGTGACAGTAGCAGCAACCGTGAAGGATGCAGTCTGACCCTGGTTAACGGTAACGTTGACAGGATCTTGAGAGATTGCAATCGTGCCAGGATCGATAGTGACACCGCCTTCACCACCAGATTCGGCAGCGTTGTAGATATCACGACCACCGTTAACAGGCGTGCCCTCAGGATTAACAAAGTCGTCAGGGACAGTGTTATCGATCTGGACAATAGGTGCTGTGTATCCAACACCAGGGGTCTTCACGTCAATGCGTGTGATACCCATGAGTGCCTTGATACGACCGTCAAATCCAGAGGAGGAGATCACATCCACGTTGGGGCGTGTAGTGTAACCATCACCAGGATTGGTGAGAGTTGCAGTTGTCAACTGACCAGAGCGGATAGTTGCCAATGCAGCAGCGTTACGACCCTTGACAGATCCTGTGTATTCAAAGGTAATCAAGGAGTTGGAAGATTCGATCAGAGCAACGTCACGAGCGAATTCCTCACCGTCAATCTCAAGTTTGTCACCTGCTTCCACAGGAGGCACAACGGTTGCAGCGATCACGTCCGTGTCAGATCCAATGTAGGAGAATCCAACGAAGGTTGATCCTGCGCGAGGCACTTCAGCGAAGATGATTCTAGATCCAACGATCTCGTATGCGACGCCAGGTTCCTGAATGATACCGTTGAGTGAAACAATGATGTTGTTTTCTGGGCGAATCACGTTAGAAGAAACACCCTCAGTCAGAGTCAGTGAGTAGAAGAGACCTTCACGTCTGAGGTTGAAGGACGAGCGCAAGGAGTCAAACTCGAAGCTGATATCGTCCATCTGACGGAGTTTACCAACGTAGTAACCAACGAATTCAGATCCAATGTCGGGTGCCTCAGAGAAGTTAATCTTGTCGGAGAATGCGACGTAGGAGTTGTTACCGCCAGGAGGTTGCAGGATACCGTTAACGAAGATGAGCATGTGACCAGCAGGATCTGGGAAGTATGCTTCACCGTTGCTGATCGTGAGATCAAACTGTGTCTGACTACCGTCGAAACCACGGAAGTAACGATCAACACGACCCTCAAGCGTGCGTGCCTTAGAAACCGCACCACCCCAACCGTAATCGGAGATGACGGACATATTATCAACAAAATTACCAACTGCATTTTCCAACCAGATGGTTGCAGTGATACCTTGCTGCTCGATAGCAGCCACGCGCCCGTAGGATGTATATCCAGTGTCAGTGTAGGATGTAACGTTGGCATAGATGCTTGGGAAGTTAGATCCAAGATCAAGTTTACCAATGTTGTTAGCAGGTTGAGTGACAGCAGAGATAGGTTCGCCAGTGCCCACGTCAATCAAGTTACCAATAAAGAGGCGATGAATGCCATAGTTGGGATCGTTAGTATCTGTGATGCCAGTGCCATCGATGTATTGCGTGACAGTTGCACGGAAACCAGGGTCTTTCAGTGTAGTGCCCTGCAGGAGGACAACTTCATCACCCACACGGAATGTGTCAGAGACGCCTGTGTCAATAATTGCAGGACCAAGCTCCAACTGATAAACGTTAGTGCCGTGGATATACTGGTTAAGTTGAATCTGTGTGCCAGAGAGACCCTTAACTTCAAGGATGTAGTCAGTGACGCTACCGTAGATAACATCACCAGCTTCCCAGGCATCGCCAATGGTCTCAACGTCGATTGTGATGCGACCACCGTCATTACCTGTAAGAGATCCAGACTTATTGAGGTATGTGTTAGCGTATGCCTCAACAGCAGAATCCTTATCAAACAACCAGTCGCCTTGTGCGAATGCACCTCTCTCGACGTTAATCAACATGCGAGAATCGAAGGA